GTCTTTTCCTTGGGCGGCGTGCTGCCTCCCCCGCCTCCGCCGCCTCCGCCGGAGCCGCCTGTCTGGATCGACGGCGTGATACCGAGCGCCTGCAGGCCCGAGTAGTCGCCGTACTGCGCGGCGAGCTGTGCGAGCGCGTACTGCCTCTCCCAGTCCGCGGCCTCCTGCCCGGTCATGGCGTTATACTGGTCCACCGTCTGCCCGTAACCAAACTTCCGGTCCGTGTTGTACTGGTTCAGGTCGTTCAAATAGCGCTGGTAATCCAGCTGCTCGAGCCCGCTCGCGGTCTGCAGGTTGTTCGAGAGCATGTTGTAGCGATCGAGCCATGTGGAATAATCAAAGTTCCGATCCACGTTGTACTGCTGCTGCTGGTCGAGGAATTTGCCGTAATCCATCTGCTCCGCGCCCTGTACGACGTTCAGCTTGCTCAGATCCCGCTCGAACTCGCGCAGGTACCTGTCATATGCCATCTGATACAGTTCGGGGACCTTGTCCGCCATCTGGGCGGCGTAGTAGTTCCCCGCCTGCGCGGCTGCTGCCGCCGCGTATGAGGAGGGGATCCCCCCGGTCGCGGCGGCTGCTTCGCCCAGGGCGTTCTCCGTGGCGCGCTGCCCCTCCCGGGCATAGGTCTTCGCGTACTGTCCGTAAAGAGGATCGGTCGTGGCGTCATACTGGAATTCACCCCGCTCCAGCGCCTGCCTTATCAGATCCTGTATAGTATCGTCGTACCTGCTCGTGTAGTCCGGCGCGGGCAGGTCATAATTATACTCTCCGTAATTGACCTGCTGATTATAAAGGTCGGAAATGTTCCCTGCCCAGTTGTTGTTATACGTCGGCGCGGGCCCTGCGGAAAAGCTGCTCGGCGTCGGCGTCTGCATGTAATACCCCGTTCCGTCGCTGCCTCCCGTGTATCCTCCGAAGCTCTTTCTGACGCTCTCCGCCCCCGCGTTCGCCGCGGCCAGGGCCTCCGGAGATTTTGCTTTCGCCGCGTCCTGTTTGTACTGCAGGATGCTCATTCCGGCGTCCGGGTTCGCGGCAGCCAGTTTCAGATCCGCTTCGGAGAACTGCCCGTACAGGCCTGCCTGCTCCGCGGCCCTCTTGAATTCCTCAAATGTATACCTCGCCACATGTATTCTCCTTTCTATACTTCGCTGCCTGAATAGACTTCCCTCACCAGGGAGTACAGTTTCCATTCGCCGGTCCCGGTTATCTTTATCCTGAAGTGGTCGCACCGTCTGGGCACGATCGGTATGTAATAACTTCGTTTCTTGGCAGCGCTCAGAGACTTTATTTCGACCCACGTCCCGCTCGAGTCGTACTGCAGGTATATTTTCATCGTCGCGCCTTCCGTGAGCTCTGCGCGTATCTGCAGCTTCGACAGGCCCTTCTTGTTCGGGTCAGCCTCAATGAAGTCCCCGAACTCGACGGAGCTCGATACCGCGCCCTCCTGCGTCGCTCCTGAAGGCGCTGCCCTCACGTTGCCTGTGAGCCACAGCTTCCCGTCGCTTGTGAGCATGTACAGTTCCCCGTTCCATCCGAAGGCTATCGCCTGCGCGTCGTCCTCCCTGTGCCACAGGTTCGTCCTGGTGTCGAACACGAACAGATGCCACTTGTTCTGCGTATCCTTCATCGATACGTAGTACTTCGTGCCGTCCGAGCCTCCGACCGCGTCAGTGTACCTCACAGTCCCGAAGGGAGCCGCCGTGCTGACCGGCGTGCCGCCCGAATAAGCCACGATCCCCGTGCGGGCCATGTAGAACAGCACCTCGCCGGCGATCGCCGGGCTCGCTCCGCAGCCGTTCTGTATGCCCAGGGACGCGCTGCGCATCGCGGTGAAGTTCGAGGGCTTGCTGCCGTACAGTTTGTATATGCTCTCCTCTTTGAAGAAGCAGGGGTACCCCAGGTAGCTGCAGGCGCCGGTGAAGTCACCTGCGCTGCCCACGTCCACGGCGTAGGAGTCGGTGGACAAACCGTCGAACACGTTCCAGTTGAAGATATCCCCGAGCTTACTGGCGTATATCCTGTCGCCCTTGCAGCCCCAGAGCCTGTTCTCGTTCTCGAATATGAAGTCCATATCCGGCATCGTGCGCGAGATCTTTATTGAGGTCTCCGTATCCCCGCCCTCGCCGATCACGAAGCTGTTCTCGTAGAATCTCAGGTAGTCCCCGTCGATCTCCCGGATAATTATCGTTTTGTTGTTCTCTTCGTGAGCGGTGCAGCCGGAGATAGTCACGGCGTCGCCCGCTTTGAACTTGTTTGCCCAGGCGGCGCCCTCTGAGTATATCGTATTCGCTTGCGCAGCCTCACCGGCGAACGTGCCGTCCTGTATAGTCCCGCTCACGGTCTTCTCGGCCTCTATGCTGCCAAACTCCGGTCCAATATCCTGCCACGCAGTGCCGTCCCAGGTGTACAGTTCGTAGGGCTCCGAGGCGCCCACGGCATATACATCTCCGGCGGAGGGCGAGGTCACGGCGGCAGACAGCGCCGCTGTGCTCGCGTACGTCCCCTTCGCCCCGGTCCTCAGATACTTCTTATCAGGCAGTATCACGATGTGCAGTCCGAGGACGGCCATCGTTTTCCTGCCGTCAGTGAGCGTGCCGCGCTTTGATGCGCTGCTGCTGCTGTAGAGGCCCGTGCCGTCAACCCAGTAGTATCCGTCGTGCGCCAGAAAGCCGTTCGGCTTCGTTATGGTGCGCACAAGATAGCGCGGTTTCCTGGGTGCCAGTATGGGATGCAGGTCTCCCGACATGTTCGTCATATCGCGTATCTCGCCGTCCTGCGCGCTGTCGTTATTGTTATACCCCCCGAACAGCACCTGGATCTTCTTTGTGATCCCGTCAGGATATATCATGTTGGGCAGCCACGAGCTCATTCCTCTTCCCCCTCGAATATGACAAAGCCCTCGAGCGCCTCGAGCTGTGCGGGCTTTATGGATGCCGGAGGCTTCATCTTCCGGGCCATGATCTCCTCGTCTATCTCTACGGAGCCGAGTTCCGTTTTTTTCTTGTTGAATTCATCCGCCCTGGCGGGGTCCGCGAAGGTGAACGTCCCCTTCTCCTTCAGCTTCAGGTTGCCGTTCTCGTCCTTCACGCCGAACTCTTTCGCTAGTTCCATCTCTTTCTTCGCATAGAATTCCGCGTGCGGCTGCAGGGCCTTTTTCAGCCGCGTAAGAGCGTACGCCGTGAGATAATCGCACTCCTTGTCCATCAGCTGCGTACAGGCTATGTACGCGTTAACACACTGTATCAGATACATGTTACACCGTGACCTTTCTCACTCCGCCATAATATATGCCGTCCGATGCGAAGCACCATCCGCCCATCGGGTCGACCATTCCGGGCATGATATACGCGTTCCCTATATAAACATAGCCCGACGCCTCCACCGACAGGTTGCCGGCTGAGAACAACTTGAGATCCGTAGAGGACCAGATATAGAACTTGTCCGATATGTAGTCAAACTCGATCTGCCCGTATTTATACGACTGGTATGAGTCGTAGAATCTGGCAAAGCCGCCGCCCATCTGCAGCGCCTGTAACCCGTTGTCGGATAAAAATGTGGCGCCCTCCACCGTGCCGCCGCTTATATAACAGCCTGTGATATACACGCCCTGAATGTTCGCTGCCGTGATAGTTCCGGAGGTTATCCTGCCGCCGTCTATCTGCGTCGTGCCGCCGCTGCCGAGACTGGATACGGTCACGTAGCCTGTAAGGTTCAGCCGCTCTGCGCTGATAGTCCCCGTCGTTATCCTCGATCCGTCAATGTTGGTAGACCCGCCGCTGCCGAGGCTGGATACTGTCACGTAGCCTGTAAGGTTCAGCCGCTCTGCGCTGATAGTCCCCGTCGTTATCCTCGATCCGTCGATCGTGGTCGTACCCCCGCTGCCGAGGCTTGACACCGTCACGTATCCCGCGAGGTCGATCCTGCTCGCGCTTATCTTCACCTCTCCGCCGTACTCGTTCACGGCCAGGATAATGCTTGCGGCGTTCACTGTCCCGTCCTCATTCGTCACGGACGATATCATCTCTATCGTCGCGTAGTCGGCCTCGACGTCCGCCCGCAGCTGCGCTATAGCCCCGGCTACCGTCTCTCCCTCTCCCACGTCACCGATCTTGTTGCCCAGGGCCTGTATCTTAACGTCGAGCAGACCGGCTTCCAGGGTGAGCTGCGACGTCACGTTTTTTTCCGCGTCCTCGATCCTCGCGTAGATCGGGTCCTTTATCTCTTTCAGTGCAGTCTCGTTGAAGTTCTCCTCGCCCAGGTTGTACAGCGTGTAGCGCAGCTGCTCGTTGAGAATAAAGAGATAGTTCATTATCTTTCTTATCTTCTCTTCGTCCGTGGTCCTCTCGTCCATCTGCGGAAACAGAACGTCCGCCTCAAGTATGCTTGCGGGCACCTGCGATCCCTCCTCTCTGTACTGTGCAGGCGGGCGGGATCTGTTGCCTGCCCGCCTGCGGTTTGTAGTTTTCCGCCTGCCCGGCGGTTCTATTTTTTAAGAAACGCGTTGTACAGCACTTGCGCGACGGCCTCGCGCGTGATCGGCTGCTGCCAGCCGTAGTTGCCCTTGCCGTCCCCCTGAAATATCCCCTGTTTCTTCGCCCAGTTTGTCGCTTCCTGCGCCCAGGGCGAGGGAACATCCCCGGTACCCTCTGTGGATAACAGTTCTTCCTTAGTCATCTCAATCTCCTCCCTCAATCTTTTATTGACTGCCTCTCGGAAAGCGTCCATGTTATATGCCATGCCGAGACCTCTCCATAAATGATCCGGGTCCCCGTGGTTAGTCGCGAGGCCCATCCTGCACCCCTCCGCGTGGCTGATAATGTCCTCCATCGAGTCGCGGCGGGGGTAAGCGCACAGCATCGCGAACAGCTCCACAGCGGTCTGTGTGGTTTCCCTGACGTGCTCAACCGCAGCTTGATGATCGAGCACTTTAAAGTGCGCGCCTCCCGTGTACTGTATCGCCCGCGGCTCAGTCATCTCTATCCCGATGTGCGTGTTATTTGCGTTTCCTCCGGCATGCCAGCCTCTCTTCGCGCGCCCGACTCTCTCCATGCACGGAAGAGTTATATATACGTCTCCCGCTCCGATAAACGCGTGCACGCAGGCCCTGTCGTAGTCAGGCTTGTCCCAGGATCGTATGAATACCAAAGGGTCGGGCTGATTCACTCCCACGCTGTGCAGCATCAGTCCGCGGACCTCTATGTCCCGGTTCGTTTTGAAGCAAGGATTCTGTGTCATGTACCTTGTTTCAATTTTCACACGTCAGCACCTCCATTATCGCCGGCTCCTTCATACTGAGCGTGGCCGCTTCGATCTGAGCATTGAGCCACGATTCAAAATCATTGACTATCTCGGGCATGGCCTGCAATACCGCGGCTCCCATAATTTTCAGAGCCTTCGCTCGCGCGATGTTAAAGGCGGTCTTCGCGGTCTCCGCGTTCCACTTGCCCGCTTTTTTTAACTCGTCCACAAAAACCATCATCGTCTCGGCGACGGCCGCGATGACGGCGTCGCATGCCATGTCGTAATACTTTTTGGCCTGCTCCGTCTTTATATAGCGGCTCAGGGCTTTGCCTGCCGCGACGAGCAGCGGAATGATGACTGCCGTGATAACGACAGGCATCGCCGTGTTGATAAGTGATATCCAATCCATGATTCACATCTTCCTTCTTCATGTCTTTATTGTTTTTTCCGCAGCCTCATGTCTTGCACTTTCTCTCAGCGCCTCAAGTTCGCGCCGGTCCTCGTAAGAGAGCCCGCCCTGCCAGCGCTCAAGACACTCGTACGAAACTATCGCTTCTTCGATATCGGTCATCACTGTGCCTTCACTTCCAGGTCCTTGATCCGGCAATCTATCGCCTTGAACCGTTCCTCGTATATTCCGCAGTGTTCCTCGAGTTTGTATGTACGCTCGACGAGCGAGTTGTGCTTGTCCACTTTATGCTCCAGCTGTTCGATCCTGTAATTTGTCAGTTTGTTCGCCGTCAGTATCCCTGCAAACGCCCCGATCGCCGTGCCGATGAG